ATCGGATCAGTAGCACACTCTAGTATATCATTCTTATGTGATCCTACCCACGCTACTCGTTCCATCAGTGTACCCTTTATACCCCAATCGTTAGCTCCGTGAACCAGTAGTCTTTCAGCGTCCTCCTCATCCATAACCTGTTGACCATCAGCGAATTGCAACAAAGCTCTGGCTAGATCAGAGCCTTGTGGGTGTAGGTAGGCGGGCATATAATAAACACGACCACGATAATCAATACGAGCAGGAAAGTACACCTCATCCCACTCACTGTACTTCTTAGCTAGGTGCATGACCTTGGCGTGTTGTAGCCTTTTGCTACGGTTGCTCTCGTTCATGCGACGAATCTTGTCTTGTTTAAACTTCCATTGTCTCAACTCTTCAGGTCGTTCGTGGCCGTTCTCGAGGTACGGTTGCATCGGTACTTCATGGAAGTCAAACACTCGTTCCAACTCCCAACACTTCTGAGCCACGTCCAGTATCTTCTTGTTGATCTGCCAAGGTACTCGTTGCACATTGTTACAAGCAGTATAAATAGTATTGATCGAAAAGAAATCGTAGTTGGCTTTGCTTGGTCTGTTCATTACAAACGGATCGTTGAACGTCTCGTACCCTCCGTTGTAATAATCTACCCAGTCTCTCGGTTTTGTCGGCAACGCCATACGCATTGGGTCTAACATCTCTTTCCACTTGTCGTATCGTCTTACCCAGTCAGTAAAGTCAGGAGTCAGCACCACGTCCTTTCGTTGTCTCTTACCAAACCGTTCAATACGAAAGTCAATGATGCCTGTGTGTGTCTTGATTTCATTTAACAACCACGAACCTAACGCTAGTTTGTGCCGTCTTTCCCAACACGTAAATCGTCTGTTGTTCTTTTCAACCGTATAGAATCGTTGCATCTTAGACCTTTTACTCTTCGTGCCCTTGATCCCCCACATCTTATTCTTTGGTACGGTCTGTTCAGCAACCCGTTGTCGTGCTATTTCTTCAAACGCACCACCTATCTCTCGTGCTAGTGCTGTAAAGAATCGGTCTGGTGCGTACATACGGTCTAGTAAAACCTTTAACCCGATGTGTGCCACCATTTGTGGGTGGAAGTCTGCGATGTAACACAACCACAACGGCATAGATGGACTATCATCACCAGCAAATCGGTTAAAGAAGTCTTCAATCGGTTGTGCTAACTGAGGTGCAAGCTTGCCAAGGATACGCTTACTACTGTCCATCTCAGAACCACGATCACTTTCTTTATAGAACTGTTGGAACTGGCGGTATGTCGCTCGTCCCCATCTCTTCATCTCAAACTCAATTGCCTTCGACATCGTTCTTGTCTCTCTTCACATAATCGTAGGAATATTTAGGACGGACACGAGGTCGATCACTTCGAACAACCTTCAGGTTAGCATCATAACACAACTCATTCTGTGACCAAAAGTAATCAAGTCCGTTCGCCACTTGTTTAGCCAACGACTCGTCTATCTCTATGTCTTCGATCTCGTCCTCGTGTCCGTCCATATTACATCAGTCTAGTGTTTGTTCGTACTGAGATATTACCCATTCATCGTACAAATCTTTTAGTTCCTGTCTCTCCTCTTCGGTTAGTCCGTCATCGTCCTCGTAGTCAAGGAACTCGGTTAGCCAGCTATCGTAGTTCATGTTTATGGTAGTAAGATTTTAGGTGCGACAGTAACATCAGGTATCCGTATAAGTTTAGTGCTTTTAGTTTTTACCCACTTATTCCAAGTCACAATACCACCCATAAACAATGTATGATGTGTAATAGCTTGAGCACCGGGTGCACACAGTCTTTTTAAGTTTAATAAGTGCTTTCTAAACACAAACACTGGGTCATCTTCCTTGAGTTCTAAACCTTTGAATAACTTATCAACAATAAACATATCTGCTAAATGTTTGTCGTTTTTCTTTAACGCCCTCCGAATAACATAATGTAATGAAGCAGTCGATGCAGGTGGTAACTTAAAAAACTTTTGGTTGTTATGCACTTGTGCTACGGAATATTCTACATCAGGATACTTAGTAAGCACATCCATGATCTCGTAAGCTTGGACAATTATTCGTGTGTTTCCTCCAATACCTTTCGGCAAGCCAGTTTTTGAGTTAATCTTTTCCAGTAATTGAAGACAAGCACTTAAGCTGTTAGCATATTTCTTTCCGTTAATACTTAAAACATCAGCGTTTGTTCGTTTCTTACCACTATCAAACACGGTAAAAGTATCTGGCTCGTCGTGTAAATACATAGTACCTTCAAACGGTTGACCAGATAAAATAGAAGCCATCATGCGGTGCTGTCCGTCGTCTAGTTTTCCGTTGCAAAAGGATATTTGAGAAGACGGCTTCCATTTACCATCGCTCATCGCTTTTGCGTATGTTTTAGCAGTACTTAAATGTAACGGACGATTAACGCAACGTTCATTGAATATCTTTTCAGCAGTACTAGGTGGTATCACGACAATATGATTGCCGTTACGGTTTTCTGTTTTGATTTTGTAGTTTATAGTTGTCATTTCGGTTTTATCTTTCTTTCATTTGGTTTTAGTTTCGTCCGCAGTTACGGACACGTAAAGGTCGTACCTCTTTTGATTTTGTCGGTCAAGCAGTTTCTGAAGCTCAACGTACAAGGTCATGAACGGATGGTCAGGATTCAGTTCTCCGTTCATCTCGTTGTGTAAAATAAAGTACATAAGTTCTTCGATCATAACGGTCGGTTCTAAAGTTATTTCTTTCATGCTATCAATCTTTTATTATGGTCAGGTAACCTTCCTCCTCCACCCAAAAGTCCCAACCTTCCTTCCAGTCGGACTCATTGTAGTCTTGCCAGTCACCTGATCTATCTCGGTTAATTTCTGCTAACACTTCAGTCAGTGTCCATTGAAATGTTTTATTAGTTTCAGTGTCTTTTATTTTGTAGGTTTCTCTAGTCTTCATATAAAAAGCTGATAAGGATGATGAACAATAGGATGATAACGAGTGCTGTACTAATGCTCACTGTGCTTCTAGCTCCTTATTCGCTTCGCTCGTTATCGTTGTTACTTCACTTCGTTCCGATAACAACTCTTTTTCTATTTCGGTTAGGTACGCTTTTATCTGCCAGTCGTCCTCGCTCAGACTTCGTATCTTACGGACTCCGTGCATAATGCTTCCGTGGTGTCGGTTAAACAGCTTGGCTACGGACACGTAAGATCGTCCAGTCATCGCGTAGTAGTAACATATCTGCCTAGCTAGTGCGTGTGGTTGAAACTTGGTTTTAGAGTCGATTAACTCGGGCGTTGTATCAAAGACTTTACTTACTGCTGTCTTGATCTTTTCTAGTTCTAGTTTTCTCGGTTGTATCATAATTCTCGGTTTTATTTGGTTTTATCGGGTTGTCAGTGGCTTGCCGGATCATGCCTTCGATGATCGAATAGCCGGGTTTAAAGCAAAGATCGGTTAAGCAATCTACGCATATGTCCTCGCCTTCGTTGTCCGTGCCTTGCAAGGTAAGATTGCAGTGTTTGCAGACAGGTTTATTCATCGGTTAACATAAGCGTTTTGTATGGACCCAGTTGTCACTTCGTTTGCAATCACTTCCGCTTGGTCTGGGTCCGCATCTAACACTTCACTAGATAATTCTATTAAACGGTCCACATCTGCCGGATAGGTTAAAGGACCCATAAGTTTACCTTTACGGTTCTTTTTAGCTTTGGTCCATGTATCAAAACAAATGCGTTTCAATCGTGCTTGTATTAAGTTATAAACTTGGTCCTGTATTTTCATGGTTTTATTTCTATCGGTTATCTTTATTGTTTTATTCATTTAAGAATAGTATTATCGCTTTTCCTACAACTAGGCATAGAACATGAGTCAACATCTACAAAACCTGCTCCTCTTTCGTTTATAACAAAGACAACAGGTTGACCATTGCGTCTGGTTTGATAAGCTTTCTTGCATCGTGGACAATGTACAAATTTAGGTATTATTTCTTTTGAAGGTAATATATTCATTTTTTTTCTATCGGTTAAGTGTACGCCCACAAAATGGGCAAGGCGAGCCGTCAATCGGACAACTAAAGCCTTCATCACTCGGACAAGTGTCTATTGGATGATCGCGATAGCTTGTCGAGCAGCTGGCGGTTAAGAGTAAGGTTGTAAGTAGTAGTAGTTTATTCATATCTTTTTTACTTGGTCAATTGATCGGGTAAGATAAAAGTTGTTAATATGAACACAACGCTTGCCAGTTAGGGAAGTAAAGATCAATACAACTTGTCCTTTCAACTTGTCCCCGTTGTCGTCCGTGTATTCTACAATGTCTAATTCTTTTAATGTTTTCATGCTTTTCTAAATATAACGAACCCTTCAAAGGTATCTATAGTATTATAAACCTCGGTTAAAAAGTCTTTTGTTTGGTCGTGTGATATATCCCACTCTTTGAAGTTTTCTTCAACTAACATACTAAACTCAGGCACTGAAAGAAGTAGCTCATTAACATGATTAAATATTGCTGAATCTGCTAAATTCCAACGAACATCACGCCATATGTCGTCATCTATTCCGTCTACCATATAGCAACAAGGATAACTCCAAACACGAGTGCCGTTGATGTCTTTGTCTAATTGTTTTTCTAGTGTAGTTGTCATATAAGTTTTTTCTATTATGCGTTAATGTCTTGAACATAGTATTGGGTAACACCAGACAGAAAGTTGCAAAGACTCATAAGCTTTACGCCTTCATTAATGTAGATTGACCATTCTGTTAACTCATTACTACCATAATCTTTCCAACTCTTTTCATCATTACCTTTCAGTAAGTTAAAAGCTTGTTCTGTTATTTCCACAGAATGGTTGAAGGATGGATGAAAGTTTTTTGGTTTTATAGTTTCTGTTTTCATTTAACTAATTCGGTTTCTAGTATAGTTTTAATTGTTTGAATTGGTTTTCGGTCTAGTAAAGCTTGCAAGACATTATCGTTATCAAGTGCTTTGTACCAATCAATCGCTAACTCATTACAAAGTTGTATAAATTTTTGAAAGTTTTTCATAAGTAGGTTTTTCCTTTCGTGTTTATTAGTTAGCATCGGTATTCAGACAGCACCAAATAAGTAATAGCCATGCCCCCAGTGCCACCAGCGGAGAGAGTAACAAGTAAAGCATGAAGGTACGCGGTTTTGTCCGGGGCATGTGGCGGTCAAGTGAATCGTTTTCGGTTTTCATGTTATGCTACCTCCTCTTCATCTTGCTCGTAATGCTCTGCTATTTCTTGCCAATCTACATTTTGAAGGAAAGCCAACGCATAATCCCTGCCAATGCCTTCATCTGTGCTTTCTTCGATTAATAGCTCGGCAAATTCACGCATACCATCCGAGCTACCATGACGCCAAGCTTCATCGTCTCCATTGAATAGTTC